TACAGGAACACCTCTGTCTGCAAGTCTATTAAGTTCTTCTAGACCTAAACCACCTGATACCGTTCTAGAAAATAGATCAGTAATCGCCTGCAATGATCCTAATTGATCAGTTGTAATAGCCGCTGTGTCAGTAAAGGTTGTAAGGAGTTGTTCAGTTGGTTCAATACCAGCCGCTTTTAATTTAATAAAAGTTTCTGTTAGTTCTTCAATACCAAATTGTGTTTTAGTTGAAAACTTGGATACAAAATCAAAAGCCTGGGCGCCTGATTGGGCACTACCTGTTACACTACTTAAAGCAGTTCTTAAATCTTGAAAACGTGCCGTGGTAGTAACAATGCTTCTAATTAAATTTCCGCCACCAATACCTGCTAGTGCCGCTGTGGCAAGACCAGCAACCTTATTGATACCCAATAGGCCACTATTAAGGGATTTTAATCTTCCTTGTATCTTACCTAATCCAGCACTTACCCTATCTACGAGGCGGATTTCTATGTTTTGTGCCACTCGTCATGCTCCTCTTTTGTTCTTGCGCCTGCAAATTAAAATATGCAGTCCACATCTGTATTTCCAGGACACTGAGTTGAGCAACCTCTTCCAAACTTTTGCCTATCGTTTCGCCAATTTTGCAAAGCAATAGGAGTTCAGTGTCCTCTTTTAGTTTTTTTCTACGGCCTCATATTCTGAAGTTGCAGAATTTAACTCAGTTGCTATGCGTAAAAGAACGGCAGGATCTACTTCATTCATAAGTGTCATTTTATCCGTTGGTGAAAACAATTTTTTGCCTTCAGGATTTAATGACTTAAGAAGAATTGATTCTACAAGTGCTTCTACGGTCTTACCCTGCTGTTGCAATTGAATAATTTTACTTTCAGTTGCAAAACTATGTGCAGGTTTATAATAGATGTCCATTTTCCATTCGTCAACGGTCATCTTTCTTAGATCACCACCAAGTTTTTCCTTGAAGTGATTTTTTGCATTTTCCAATACTGGATTCATCTTATGTTTCTCCTATTGATCTCCCTAATAGTAGGCCCTATTATACCATTAGGTGCTTGTTTTGAGTGACCTCTTTCAAGTTCGTCAATATAGGGCACGCGGTTTACAACGCTGTAACCATGAGAACGTTTTTCCGTTCTCCACCCGCGCCTTGCACGACCTTTGTCAATTGGTGTTTTACTAACAGCAACTGATTTTGTTTCATTAGCCACCCTGGCAATATACTGATCTAATTCTCTTTCTAAACCAGACATTGCCTGCTGGATACCTCTGACTAGTACCTTCAGCATTTGTTTCCTAATTACGCAGTTACTTCATGTCCCAAAGCACCTGTGCCTTGGAATGCAACCGTAACCGTAATTAAATCATCGTATGAAGCAGTTCTAGAAACTGAAGTGATTAACACTTTACCAGTGTATTTTTCATTTCCTGTTTCTGTTGATGTCCATAATTCAATAAACACATCTGAATCATATGATGGGTCAAATAAGTTTCTGTGGGAAGAAAACTCAGTTGTATCAAATACGCACTCTAGGGAACCTGAGAATTGGTGTAAACCATTCAAGTAAGTTCTAGCACCGCCTGATGAAAATGATGTATTTTCAACGGTGTCTTTAGTGTGATCTAAAGTCCAAGAGCGAACACTTGCTACAGAAGTTTCGCCCGCAGAGTCAGTTCCAAAATAAACTGCTCCTTGTTCGCCAGTTAAATTAGCCATTGCTATTCTCCTCTGTTAAGTCATTATCGCGGAAGTAACTTTCAACATCCACTTCGTTTCCGCTCTCTTCCGTAGTGAATTCTGTAGTATCTTTTTTTACTACTTCTGCTTTGGCTGATACTTTGGCCTTGGCAGATTTCTTAACGCTGGGTGTGCCTGTTGACCAACCCATTGCTAAAAACTTGTTTAATGCTGAATCATCAATCCATTCAACAGCATCATCTTTATAAACTTTAATGCTCATTATACTTCTCCTTTTGCGAAGACATATTTTACTTCAACAATCATGGTAAACTCTCCTAATGGTGGTATTCTATTTTCAACCACAACTTCTCTTACATGAGTAGTTACTGCTTGTCCAGTTATTTCTCTGTTTCTTGCATTGTTTAATGCTTCTTCAATACGTTCAATAAGATTGTTTCTTTTTTCATCAACACTCATGGCAATGCCTTCTCTACCATCTGAACGCACAAATCCTGTTATGTTAATGCTAATTGTTCCTTGACGTTTACCACCAAATGCAATATCTTCTCTTACTTCATTACCTGTTGTAACAAGTAGTGCAGGAAATTGTCTCATAGAAAGTTTTTCTAAGTCAAACGGTTCACGTGTGACAAAGGCAGGTCTTGGAGGAGCCATATCCTTTAGGATATCAATGATATTTGTAATTGCTGTTTCGCGTGTGCTCATTAACTACTACCTTTTTAGGCGTAGATAATGCTGTGGTTCTTTTTCTCTGTTTTCAACCGTACCAGAGGAATCCAAGTCATACTCTACACCATCCCTTAAAACTAAATCAAATTCTCTTTCGTATTCTTTTCTATAATACTGCATCTTATTTTGAAAGACGTCACCGTCTACTTCAAATTTTGATAGTTTGGGAAGGATGTGAAAGCCTAATACTTGATAAACCGCGGCTGTGGTCCATTGACTTGCTGTAAGCAAATCTTCATTCATTTCAATTGAGTTGGCTCCTAGATAGTTGATATCATATAAACCAATTTGTTGTGTAGGCCACCATTTGACACGAATGTCTCTTACAACGTCAGCATTTGCTCTTGTAATTTCGTTATCAAAACTTGGTAGTCCATAATCTGTGATGTCAGGTTCGTATTCTTGTATATCTGACAAAGTGCATAAACTTATAGCCATAAATGGGTCCACCCCTTTCAATTATAATATAGCACAGGTCCTTCCCGTTGCTAGTATTATTTATATCGTATAGAAGAGAATAGGCGGATTTCTCCGCCTATTCAATGGTTTTGCTATCTAAAAAGAATTACTTATTAGTAGTTAGCGTCAACGGTAATACCTACACCGTAACCAGGTCTAGATGAATTACCATCCATAACACCGCCTACACCGTAAGCAACAGAAGCCACCCACTCTTCACCACGAACTGAAGGAACTCTTAAGTTCTCAACTCTGATGTCACGTTTTAGAACGTATGCAAGTGCGTCTGCGTTGAATACACCACCAATTTGGTTACCTGCTGAATCATTCTCTGCAACAACCGTTGATTCAATGATTGTTACTCCAGCCAAATTACCAATTACACCTTCTCTAAGTGCCGCATTACCTAAATCACTAATGTTGTGATTAATAACGTTAGCACCAGCATTTGTTAATTGTTTCTTCAAGTTGAAGATTTGCTTAGGATGGAACACACCGTAGTATGGTCCAGGTGCTTTGTTTGATCTCAAAATTGAAGCCGCTTGGAAAATTAGGTCAGCAGTTAATTCTGTGCCTGATCCACCAATTTGGTCTGAAAATGTTGAGAATAAATTAGCAAGATCTGTGTCAATCTTTTCTGCTAATGAGTTACCCATTTGCTTACCTAGTGCCGCCGCTAAATCTTCAGTTGCCGCTTCTCTTGCTAGGTCAGTTAGTGTAACCATTACACCTGCTTCTGAACAAGTGATTTCCTTGCTTAGAGTAGTGTATTCTGTGTTGTTTAGTGCTGTTCCATCTCCCACGCTTGATGACGCGATAGTTGGGAACACTGGGATTTGTGCAGTTAAGCCTGGAGTTCCAACCATGTTTACGTTGCGAACTAGTGGACGAATAACTGCTCTTTCATTCATAACATACTGAGCCGCTTGAACCATATTTGCATATAGTGTGCTAGTAGTTGAACTTGTAGTTTCGTTTGACATTTTGTGTCTCCTTGTTAGTTAAAAAGTTTTTTTGCTACAAACTTAGAGTCTAACTCCCCTATTACGCATCATTTCAGCATATTGCTGTCTGTGCCTAGGATTGTTCATATCAAGTTTAGTAACATCAGTTTCAACCATAGAGCCTTGTTCTCCCTGAGCACTTCCAGTTCCGCTACCTCTTGGTGTTGGAGCCTTAAAGTGTGGGTTTTCTTGTAAAAAGCCTTTAACAAGATCAGATACTTTTAATGGGTTACCATTATCATCATATCTAACATTGCCTGTGTTGTCCACAACATCAACGCTACCTGCTTCATTTAAACGAACCTGTCCTTTTAACAATGCAACAACCTGTTGAGGGTTAATTGCTTTGTTGGAACTTGCTTCATTTAGCAAAGTACCGTCTACCTTAATAGAATGCAATTCTTGCTCATATGTTTGTATTTTGGAGTTAAACTTTTCAGCCTGCTCTTTCAATAACGTTTCATACTGGCCACGCTTTTCAAGTTCTTCTTGTTTGCGTTTTTCTTCTGCTTCTATCAATGTTTTGTAGTGATCAACATCCACGTTTGCGAATTTCTTCTCAAACTTGACTTTTTCACGTGCCACTCTCTCAGCCACGATTCTATTTAAATCTTCTTGACTGAATTGTGTTTGCTCTTGTGTTTCCGCCTGCTTTTCAACTGGTTGTTGCGGTGCAGTTTCCTCTGTTTTTACCACTTGTTCTGTGTCTGACATACTTTATTCCTCTTTCTATTTGGTTGAGTTCTACCCCTACCCTCTTTGGTAGTAATGTATTATTTATTATTTTTATTGTAATAAATGTTATTTACGACGTTTTCTACCACCTCTTGTAGTGGTTCTAGTTCTCATGCTAGTTCTCATGCTGGATCTAGACATACCTGTTCTTTGTTTGCTTTTTCTGCCACCTCTTGATGCCATAACTTTTCCTCCTACTCGTTTTGGAATTAAACTTCTTACGCTGTTTGTTGTAATTGCTACCATACTAGTATTTAAAAGTTTATTGTTTCTAACACCTGTTTAGGTGTTATTTTTTGCATGGCTTCTTGGCATAATTCACAATCCTTGTGTATTGTATAACAAGGTGCTCCTGGTAAATCTGTAATGATATCCGTTTGATTTTTGTATCCTAGATGTTTTGGTGAAGTGCAATGACCCCATATTACGGTGCAAGGAACATCAAATGCCGCCGCAGTATGATGAGCCAATCCATCTGTTGTTATAACCCAATTGGCATATTTTACCAATGCAAAAAAATCACGAATCTCTGTTACCATGTTTATAGCACCAAACAATTCAGCATGACCTTGTGGTTTTGCCCTTATAACAACATAACCTGCATCACTTAATCCTTCAACCAATCTTTGCCAATGTTTCCAAGGCCAGTGTTTGTTGTTGGCGTGATGTGCATTTACTTTTGCATCTGGATTTACAAGAACATATTCACCATATTGTTTTTTTACGTTTTGTGCCCAAGCCTCTTCATTTGAATCCAATTGTATTGGTGCTGGTAATGGTTCATAACTATCAACATCATGATACCAACGTTTACCATTGGGTCTTTGTTCAACAGGAATGCCCTGTAAGTCAATCCAATCTATGTTTTTAAATGCTGGTTGTTTGCGATAGTTGATTGGACGTATATGTCCATCTTTTTGTGGAGCAATCTTTTTGCCTGTTTGTTGATGTACCTTGTAGGCTTCACCAAGCCACATCATGTCGTCACCCATTCCCATTAGCGTTTTTTTCTACCACCTCTGGTCTTGGATGCTTGTATTGCCCTACCTTGTTTTTCAGCCTCTGCTTTTGTTTTGTAGATACGTCCTGACATACCCCAACGGTATCCACCTTTTACTTTTCTAACTGGCATCTTCGTCAAATCCTTCCCAACTTGGATGTTCATACCATTTCATTTCTTTTTTGTCTTTTAATATTTCTTTTCTTCTGATTCTGCAAAGATGGTATAACTCTAATAGATATGCTCTTGCCCTTACACCTGCTCTTTGATTTTTATTAACTTCAAACTTGAAGATATCTTCATTATAAAGACCAAGCAGTTCTCTTATACGCTGTTCTGTTTCGTTTTGCCATGGTGGCGGTTCGTGTATGAACTTACCCATTAGGATCGTTTAATAGATTGGCCTTTGTTCTTACAATTTCTTCTTGACTAATTTCAGGATGTTTTTCTAGAATCTCTTGATCCGTGTATCCTTCCATAATCATTTCTCTAATATGGGCCTCTCTATTTGCCTCATTAGTAACTGGATGCTCCATGTCATCCTCATCATCCTCGCTCAATGGGGATTCAACATATAATTCTTTAAATTCTTCTGGATCATCAACAATAATTTCCAACATACGCTTGTCAATTTCTTTTAATAACACAGGGTTGGTTGGATTTGATTCTTTTGCCAATTTAAGCATGGCAATATCATTTGCTTTGTCCTGTATTGAGAAACTTCTAGGATATGCAATTTCACCATTCCAAGTAGTGTCTTGATACATACACCAACATCTCATAATTTGTTCTTCTGCCAACTCCATGTTAGCCGCAAATGAACTTAATTTTGCTGATAATAACTGGAATTCCGTTTGTAAACCTATTCCTGAAAGTCTTCTTGATTCAACACTTCTTATACCACCAAGTGCCGCCGCTCTATCAACGCTTTCAATCTTATGTCGCATACTTTCTAATAGACTTGAAATGTTTTGTCCATTAGGTTGTAACAGATACGGTTTTGTTGCATCTGTTATATCATCTGGTATCTGAATTATTGCTCCTGCTCCCGCTGACGCTTCTGTTCCTGCTGTCTTAACCAAACTAGGATGGTTAGTGAGTTTTGTTAATTCTATAATCTCACTATGTTCTTCATAGATTGATCGCTGGATGTCCGCAATATCGCCTACGGCTGAGATACCCACTCCCCTGATGTTTGATCTTTCAGCATACACACAGACCGCAGGAATTTTTCCAAGTTCATTTGGTATAACAGAAACAATATTTGCTTCGTTAGGAGCATCTTCCTCAACCTTGTATACTTTGATTTCTTCAGGAGTATATTCTCTAATGTATTGTGTTGTTCCAACAATCTCTTCTCTAACCTTAAGATAGGTTAATGTGTAAAGACCGTTTGTTTCTCTATCATACTCCCAATCTAAAACATTTTCAGGAGTGAATATTGAAACATAAGGACGTATTTCTTGTGCAAGTTCTTCTGCCCTTGTATTTGTAACAACATTAGGTTTATCAACAATAACCCAAGTGTGTCCATACACCATAACGTATGCACTTAGGTCACGTAAGAATGCTTCATAACTTCTGCCATCTAAATCAGCATCTTGTAAAAATGCTTTAAGGCTAGGATCGTCTTTAACTGATCCCCAATCACGATAGATTGGTCTTCTGTACAGGAATGAATTGTAAATGCCAACAATTGATTTAACATGATTATCAAGAGCATTCATTCTTAGGCGTTTTTCATAGTCGCCTGTGCTTTCAAAATAGAAAGGCTCTAAATGTTTGCCTCTGTAGTAATCATATCCTCCAATATATGAATCGCTTAAAAAATTCCATCTACCAATATATGTTTTATATGCAGGATGAACATCATACACATATTCAATTGATATTTTTGTGGTTCCTGGAATGTATAGGTCTCTTATTCTTGGCATATTATCTTATTCCTCCTGATGTGCCACCAAATGCCCAACGTTGTGGATCTGCACTTGCGGCGTATTCTTTTTTAATTGGGAACAGATATTCCACGGCGTAACCCAATGCATCCGCCATGTGATCAAACCCTGAATCTTTATCAGGTATGCTAGTGCCTTCTTTGTAAACCAAACGTTCAAGACTTTTAATAATCTCTTTACATTTTGGATCTACAAATAGTGTTCTTGTTCCTTGTGCTGATTTTAATTTTGCGTTTGTTGCGTTAATTCTATCTCTAATTGCAGGATGACTATTTCTCATTTTAACTTCA